CGTGGACGCAATGAAGTACCACCCTTCAGTATTCTCAAGCTTTCACCGACAGGATCAAGCTTGGGAAGCAGTAAAGGGACTTGTGCAAGTAGAAGACATTAGTCTTTCAAAAACACAACATGTGTTATCTAGCGACCTAAAGGACGCTACAAACGCACAGCAATGGAACGTGACAAAAGGCATGCTCCGTGGCTTTATTGCAGGGTATGGGCTAGAGCTCAGACCTGAATATATCAACTTAGTCATTGACCTTATCGGGCCAAGATTGGTTTTATTCAAGGACGACACGAGTGTGCTGTCCAAGGTAGGAATTATGATGGGAGAGGCAATCGCCAAACCCGCCTTAACTCTACTCAACCTATCGGTTGAGGAATTAGCATTTGTGAAACACTGTCGTGTACCACAGATCCTAACCACAGCAGAGCCAGCTCCGAAACGGAAATGGCGATACTGTCACATTGGGGGGGATGACCACTTGGCCAAAGGCCCCAAAGGATACCTGGATAGGTTGACAAGAGTCCACCTAAGAGCAGGTTCACATATCTCTGATGGCCAACATGGCTATTCAAAGATATGCATCAAGTACACGGAGAGGTTAATAAACCTCCAAAACCTTGTACATAGGAAACCTTTCCATGAGGATTACTCCTTATCTACAATCGTAGATTCTGTAAAGGTTCGTCTTATTGAGCGTGGTCAGTCGACCATGATCAAAAAGGATAACAAGAATGTGGCGATTGGTAAATCGACACAACTTGGTGGATGTCTAGAATGGTTACCAAAAGATAACCGGTTCTATACACACGATAAAAAGGTATCCATTAGGAACCTCTTTATCGAACGGATGGGCCCCTTGTTACCAAGGAAAGCCTCACATCCGAAAGCATACCACGCCATTCACCTACCGGTGGAGGTTGGAGGGTATGGACTAGGATTGAAAAGTGAGTATGAATACATGCTCAATAACAGTCCTGAGCCCCACAAGTGGCTTCTATCGAAGGCATCTACAGGGCAGAATGTGAAGAAGGAACTAAGAATCTTTAGAACCTTAAACACAAATACCTCGACCCGGGGAGTTGAAACCATTCAACGTTACCAGGAAGAGATCATGGATGAACTGCTTGCGGATCCGCAGGCAGTTGGAGCCATTAATTGGTGGCAACTCAAGGAAAAATTCCCTGATGCCAACAATAATGCGAAGTACACGATTGCCAGAGCCGAAGAATCGGGCTGGCTTTCCTTCGAGGAATTCGCAAAGAGAGCAACTAGAGGAAATCTCTTCCAGGAGCTCTTAATGGGGACAAAAGACCTAAAGGTCTTTAATACCCGTCCATTTATAGACCAATACAAAAAAGTATGGTCTAAATGTGAAGAGATAGACTTGGATTGTTATCCAAGTGTACCTCTTAGCAGTGAAGAGATCGCAAGAGCGATCAAGGACATTGCACCTCAATGGTATTTTGATACTAATCAAATTATCAACGAGTCTGGAGACCGCCCCTTCTGGTATTTTGAAGAGGTTATCCCATGCGGCGAGTATACCTATATGGAGAAATACTCTGCCGGATACCCCGACCTCACGGTCGGGCTAAGGTGTTTGGGCTTACGCCGATAGGCGACTAAACCAACACCAACAATTCGACTGGTGCCTAAATCTAGGACACTGGAGAATCTACGGATTACGAATCAGAGCAATCGCTCGTCATCGCTGACCGCCTACTTCTTATTAGAAGTACGTAGCTGATTCGGACTCTCTGGTACCACCCTTGGGTGAAGTACCAAATCCTCATCAACGCATTCCATGCATTCAAC